CTTTTCTTACTATCCATTTATCCATTTTACTTGGAGGTGGCATCTTGTTTGTATAACTATAAGGTGTATTATATTTCTTCTTTATACCACTTACACCTTTGTCTTGAAATACACCATAATCTTCCATTAGAAAGCTCATAGAGAAACTATTTGGACTTACGTTTAAGTCATAGTCTAAACTATTATAAAGTGTTTTAGAACTGTTCTTTTTGCCCTTTGTTAGATTCGTTCTTGATTGTTGAATAACATACTTTGCAAATCTATTCAGCTCTTGTTGTACATTCTTTAACATATATTGATATCGTTATTTACAAGAACATCAAATGTCATTGCCCAACCAGCTAACTCATTTTCAAACCTATCATAAAAAGGCTCTAAATTTGGTGTGCCATCTAACTGATATAAATCTTGGTGTAATGTACCTCCTCTTAATACTTGTGCTAATTTATTAAGTACTGCTAATTGAGTATTTAATATGTCTTGCTCATTATCGTTACCTCTAAAAATATCTACAACTGCTTCTTTCGATACATCAACAATATCCATAGACAAAACAGATAAACTAAAACGTAATACATTATCTTCGTTATTTACATTATTTACTATTATGTGTGATAAAGGAAACATTGTTTGTTTACTTAAATCAATCTTTGTAATATCTCCAGTTGTTACATTATTAACGTTTGCATCTGATAATAATTGATTCTTTATTGTTTCCGTTACTTGATAAAAACCCTTCATTAGAATTTACTTTTTATTTGTTTTGCTTCCAGTTCTGCTTTCTCTTTCATAAATGATAACATTGTAAAGCATTGATGAATATTTAATTTAGTGATATCTTCAAATCTTGTAATATCTCCGTTAGCGAGACCATAAATTGACTGATACCATCCCCATTTGTTTCCGAAATTAGCTGCTCTTGATAAGCCTCCATCTCCACTTGATTGCTGGAATAAAGTATCGTATGCTTCGACAGTTCCATTCCTAAATTGTAAAAAAAAAACAAAGACCCAATTGCTGCATCTAAAGGCATATCTTTCATCTTCTCTGGATTCTCTACATTGTAATCAACTATATTGTATTTACCAGATTTCCTTATTTTTATTCTTCTGTATAATACATTCATTGCAACGTGCATATTATTCCAATCACTTGCGTTACCATCCAAGTCTACATATTCTCCTAAACTCATTTCGTCCAAGTCTGGTATAAATCCATATTCAACACCATTCATTGTAAACTGCTCTACTCTTTTTGGTGTTTGACTTAACAACTCATTTAATATATCTATAATAGCAGTAACACTACTCATCTTTAATTTGTAGCTATCACTTAAAGGTATTCCACAAAATATTTCTATCATTTTAGCATTTAAGAAATTACCTTCTGGATTATCTTCTGCTATCTTTAAGAACTTTTGATATTGTCCTAATGTAACTTCACTTAATGATGTTGGTACGTTTATTTCAATCTTCATATATATATAATACTATTATGTTAATGTTTTATAAAAAAGCCTATACATTTTTGATATAGACTTGTAAGTAATAAAAACTGACTTGGTGTTTTTGGTTTCAATATTCTTATTTGCTTATTTGTTTTGTGATGTATAAAGCATTGAATAGTAGAAATCATTTCCTCATTACTCATTATCTTATATTGTATTTACCTTTGTTTGGGTTACTTAATTGTGATGTAATTGCATAACGTGCTGCATCAATACAATGATTAAAAGCATCAATTGGTTTGTTTATAGTATTACCCTCTCTGTCTTTCATCCAACTATAACTTTGTAATTCTTTAATTAGATTTTTACTTGTTGAGGTTACATAAATATCATTTTGATTTATTAAGTTGATACCATATACAATTGAATCTCTACCTTTTTTAACTGGCATCACTTTATGTCTATACGTTCTTAATTCTGCAATTGATTTTGGCTCTGCTGAATCTGCGTATATTACATCGTTTATATTAAGTTGTTTAAGTATGTTTGATATATCTACGTTTAGTAATTTAGTTTGATGTATAACCTCATCTAAAATATAAGTGTTATTGTATTTGTATAAACCAATTAATGTTGTTGGGTCGTTTGTATAACCAAAGTCCATTCCGTAACATAATAACCTTGCTTCTGTTGGTAGTTGTTTAATCTCTTTCCAGTCTGGAATACATACACCATCTAAACTTCCTATTTGACCAAGACCATACACTTTCCACCAGTTTGCCCAATAAGTACTTGTCTTTGCTTTATGTTGTGCAGCTTCTATATCTGCTACAATCGTTTCTGGTAATGCTTCGTTGTCTTTGTATGTTAATGTAATAAAGTCTGCATCATCGTTGCCTACAACTTCTTTATGTGCCCAAAAATTAGCAGTTGGATTAAAGTCAATCCATATATCTCCACTTGTTCTAATGCTTAATTGTGTGTATGCTTCAAAGGGTACATTGTTTGCTTCGTTTACATACAATACGTTTCTTCTTGCTCCTCTTAATTTATCTGGTTGTTCAACACTAAAAAATTCTATGTAACTACCATTTGTAAATGTGTACTTTAAAGCAGACCTATTCCATTGACTATCTCTAAACCTATTAGTTGCTATCATAATCTTTAGAAAGTCCTTCATAGCACCTCTACGTAAGTGAGGAATAGATTCTGATACTACACTTGTTTCTGTGTTTGGTGTTCTTATACATCTATCAATAAGTATAGGCAATATACCAAATGTTTTACCAGCTGATGTACCACCTTGAATTACTTTCTTTCTTTTCTTTAACTTGTAAAGTTTCTTTATTGCAGTTGTAACTTGAAACACTAATCTAAATCAAATAAAGGTTGTTCTGATGTAATTGATATATCTTTTGTTTCTTTTGGTTTACCAGCATAATAGTTATAAAACATTTGAACGTATTTGAAGTTCCCTTCTTCAACTCCTTTCTCAAGTGCTTTAAATGCTTTTGGTTCTAATGGAGATAACCTCTCTATCATTTGCACTTCTTCTGATTTACTTTTACGACCAGCACCTTCTCTTTTTCCTCCTCTTTTATTTTCTGACATTTGAAATAATTTGATTATTCATATAATTATATAATAAAAAAAACCTAACATTTTATTGCTAGGCTTTAAATTTATTTATTGTTTTCATTTTATTTAAGTAATATGTTTGTGAACTATTAAATTCCTTATACACTTTAATAAGTCTTTCGTGCAACCATATAAAGTGATTAATATTTTCTTCTGTTTTCATAATTTATATATTTATTACTATTACTGTTAGTGTTATTACTAATGCTACTACTGAAGCCATCATAAAGAATGTTATCACTCCTTGTAGTGTTGTTGATTTATTCTTCATATCTATTTGTTTTTATAAGTAATCATCACACTGAACAATTGTATAATTTTCTGACGTGTACCAGACTTTTTCTTTTGCTTCTTCTAATGTATAGCAACCATCAATATCTCTTTGGTTAATCAATCTATCTGTGTATCTATTTGAGTTCTCCCAAGTTCTTTCATAATTGTTTTCTCTACAATTACAAATTTCTTCTTCTGTTTTACTACAACTTAAAAAAGTTATTAGTAACAATAATATTATTTTATTCTTCATCTTTATATTTATCTTTTAGTGTTATAAAATGATAATCTGTTTTACTTAATTTTAAGTCTATTAAGTCTTGCATAACGTGTTCTCTTTTTATACAAGGAGGTAATTTATCAACCAGTTGTTGCAACTTTTGTATTAGTTTCTTTTTGTACATATCTATTTATTTAAAAATTAACCATCCTACAAATACACCTACTAAAAAGCATACTACTGCTACTTTAAATAGTGTTATTCCAATTCCCATATATTCTTTATCTGTTATCATATCTTATATTAATTTATTATTTAGTTCTTCAATCCATTGTCTTAATCTTCTTTTATTACAAGTGCAAGGCTCACTATACTTATGGTTAAAATACTTTGAATGTAGTTTACACATTATCTTAAAATCTTCATTTGACATTGTTGATGTTATTCTTTTTTTAACACCTTGCCAAATAATTTTATCTTCTACCATAGTTCAATGTCATTTAATTGTTCTTGTCTTTCTTTACACTTACAATCTGGATAGAGTTTCTTCCATATCCATTTGATACCAGTATAGTATGTTATTCTTTCAATAAGGTTTCCTAGTTTCATTCCTTTATTTTTTCTTTTAGTCTGTCTTTTACTTTTCTGTATGTATTATACAATGAATGGTATGTAATATTTGTTTTCTTTGATAGTTCTGTAATACTGTATTCATCTTGAATAAGATTGTACACCTTTCTATCATACCAATGTAATTTACTAAGTTCTTGTTCAACAGAATCATTTGCTTCATTAAAATTAATATACTCTCCAGATTCTAAGTCTAATACCAAGTCTAAAGATATCTTGTTTTGTTTCTTCTGCTTATTCTTCATTTGTAAAAAGGTAGTGCGTAAAGTTAGGTAAATATAATAATAGTTTACTTCATCTCCGTAAGTTATATCTAAACCCTTTTTAAGCATCTTACCAATAACAAGATACATATTAGAAACAATGTCCTCTGCTTCTTCTCTGTTGCATCCAAACTTTAATGTGGTGTTTATCCACTTATTGTGAGATTCAAATATCTTCTCTAACATAGCTTTTGTGTTTTCAACAAAGTAATAAAAATAACTGAAACTTTATAGAATGTTTATATGTTTTTATTAACACTTTTAAAAAGGGTATAGCTACCCTCAGTACATATAAATATATTTTTATTTAAGTATCTCTCAACGTTTAGGTATGTACACATACTTAAGATTAAATAGTTGCTAAATAAACGTATAGTTATATAATAAAAAAAATATGACATTTTACAAGATTTACATAATTATTTTTATAATCCACAATATCCACTATCACATTCATTAAAGTCATCATCAAATAGTTCTGTTTGTGATTTCCATTTAATAATGTCTTTATACATAATATCACTTCTCCATTTACTTTTAGTTGTTTCTTGGTCTGCAAACCATTGCATTTTTTTAGGATGTTTATCACTCATCTTTTTCAATAACAATGGACTTCTCCACCAGCACCCAACACAATTATTCATATAAGCAAACCTAACATCTTTGCCTTTCCAGAATTGTTCAATGGTATCTTTATAAACATTATCATTTATTAAAGGGAACTCTGGCTTACAATATTTGTAAACACCCCAAGAATTTCTACCATCCTTTAAAGTTGTAAATGTAGCTTTAACTTTAGTAAAACCTTCTTCATCTGTTTTATCCATCATCTTAACTGCTCTCCTTGTTTCATTTGCTCTGTAACCAAACCTCATAATAACTGGCTCTTTTATTACATCATACATCCAGTAAAGAATAGGCATTGTTTTTAGTTCAGTTGTGCAATATCTAGCCATTTTATTTGGCAAGTATCTAGTACCTTTCTTTGTTTTTATTATTGCATTATCAAATGTTTTACCAGTTACCCAATCAATCTTACTACCTATATGTTGTTCTAAATCTAACATTGTATAAATAATCATATCTTCTTCTAAAGTACCTATAAATTCAGTTCCTAACCTATCAGAAACTTCTTGCCTTATTTTAGCATCTGGGAACATACAATTCTTATCATCTGTTCTAACTAAAGAAAATACATTGTAGTCTGCTGGATAATTAGCTGCTATGTAACTTGATGTTTTACCACCACTTAAACTATTTACTGTTTTCATATTTTTATATTTATTTACCAATGCATACCTTCCATTGATGTACCACATTCTATTACCTCACATTTATCTTTGCTTTTCCAATCCCAAGACTTTACTCTAAGGTTTACCACCTCATAAATCTCATCTCTTTTATTGTCTGGTATAGTATCTATTAAGAATGCTAAGGCATCTTTTTCTTTGTTTAGTATGATTTGCTTAATAGCTTTTGTTTTGTTCTTTAAACGCTCTAATCTAGCTCTCTCCTTTCTTATTGTTTCTTCCTTCTTGTCATTAAAGTAAATATCATAAATACTTCTAAACCTTGTAAAGCTATCATAGTACACATCTATCTTTTTTAATGCGTGAAATATACTTGACCTATTTCTTTTAATACCCTTCTCAGCAAACCAGTCTGAAATCATTCTATCATTCATTCCATTTACTTCATTTAATACTTTGTATAGTAATGCTCTAAAAGATGCTTTATCATTTGAACGTGAATTATCATATATGTTTAGTTTTGTAATATCACAAAAATCATTTACTAATTCATCTGCTGCTTGTCTGTTGTAATTATATCTACTCATCTATTTGTTCTGCTCCATTATTAATTAATACTTCATCTGTTACTTGTGTTATTCTTTCTTTATCTGCTTCGTATGCAAGACATACTTCTTGTATCTTACAAAAGTCATTGAAATCAAACTTATTTAACACCCAATCAAGAAAGATTAGTTTGTTGGCAGTTAGCTTGTCCCCTAGCTCCTTCTCATCAACTTCTTCTATCTTGTTATAGTAGTTTATCTCTATCTCTTTTAAATCGTTTATAGTACGTCTAATGTTGTTTCTTACTCGTTGTCTAAACAAACCTATCTTCTCTGCATCTTCTAGTAAGTGTAGGTTTATAAATGAACTTAGTATTGCTCCACTAATCTTTTCTAATTTCTTTTCTGTTAATTCCATATTAAAACATTCTTATTTGTTGTTTGTGTTCGTTTATTCTTTTCATTGCTGCATTATAATATTCAGTATCTAACTCACAAGCAGTCAAGTCATATTTTAAGTTATGACAAGCAATTGCTATTGAGCCAGAGCCTAAATGTGTATCTAATATTTTATTTTCCTTTTCTGCAAAGTTCATTAAAACCCATTCATAAAGAGATATCGGTTTTTGCGTTGGATGAAACTTTTTACTTGCAGAAGTATTACCCTCTAAGTTGCCATAATATCTATAATCAAATTGTTTTGCATTTTTATCGAATGAAGTCCAAGCTAACTCACCATCTGCAAAATTTGGTACTGGATTTCCTTTATGCCAATAAATAAAACATCTTCCACCAAAACCCCATATAAATGGGAAGTAATTTCCACCCCAAATAATTTGGTTTTTACTTACTCTAAACAATTCTTTAAAATATTCATCACTTGGTGCAATATTCCATTCTCTATGTTGTTCTTTTTGTCTAAAATTTAGTATATCTGTTTTTTTATCTCCATACCCATAAGGAGGGTCTACTATTGCAAGGTCAAAGTAATTATCTTCATACCTTGCCATTAACCCCATATTATCTTCGTTTGTTATTTTCATTTTATTTTGTTGTTGGGTATTTTTCATTAAATACGTTTTCGATATGTACTTTAAATTCAGATATTGATGTTAAATGTTCGTGTTTTGTAATAGCCATACCTTCATAGTATTTAAAAATATAATCCATTTTATCAACATCCATTTCTGCTTTATTATAAGCTACATTAATTAACTCCCTTACACAATACGCTTGTATTTTTTTAGTGCTATATAATGAAACTAATCTACTAAAATTAAGTATTAAATATTCTGCAAATTTTCTGTTTTGAATTTTAGATTTACCTTTATTAAAAGTTGATTTTTTTCTAAAATAACAATTTATTATATTCCCAATTGATATATTATTGGAGTTTTTAAGGTGTGCTTTATATACAATATTATAATCTTTATTTGATTCTGAAAACGCTTTTAAATAATCAATTTTAAACCAAGCTCTGTTTCCATTATTTAGGTTTATAATGGCTTCAAGTAATTTAACTCTATTGCTTGTATCTATCCAATTAACAATATAAGCTGGTATTGTTTTTTGACCAATAAGCATTGCAGCTTGTATTCTATGATGTCCTTCAATTACATCTCCAGTAGATGATATTGTTGGAGGTGTCATCCATCCGTATTTTAGTATTTTATCTGAAAAATCTTTAACGTGCTTTTCAACTGTATCTCTGTTTACTTCAGCTAATTTAACTTCACTTATTGGATAATAAGCGTTGTACTCTCCTCTTTTAATTTCTTGTGTGTTCATTTTGTTTTAATTGTTAAATAATTGATAATTATAATTGTGTTCATTGTAATACTCTTTTGTTTCCTCTATCTTACTTAAAAGTAATTGTTCAAGATGGTTGTAAATAAAATCTATTTCATCACTTGATGCATTGTATATTTCTTCTCCTTGCCAAAAGTTAGTTTTTAATACATCTTCTTTTAAGTTTACTTCTATTAAATAATCTTCGTTGTCCAACATCAGCTCTACTTCATTTGGCAAAGGGTTTATACATTGGTCTGTATTCTTGTACTCTGGCTCTATTGTTTTTACAATCTTAATTAAGTCCATTTCTTATTCCTTTTAAAGTTTTTATTTCTGCGTTGTTTATCTCTATTTTTATCTGCACTTCCAGTATGTCTAATTGTCTTTCTATCCACCAATCATCTTTACCTTTAACGTATGCTCTAATCATTTCTAATGTTTCTTCCATTTGTTTTTGTTTTAACTGTTAAATAATATTAATACCATTGATATAAACCATAAAGTCATATAAGCTACAACCATAATCATTGCAAGTCCAAATAAGAACTCTCCGAATCTTGTAAGTATCTTCTTCATAATTATAGTTTTTCTATTTCTTGTTTAACTTCTTTCCAGTAGTCGTAATCTTCTATGTAAAACAATCTACTGCCATTAAGTATTTCATCTACACAAATTAATGCACATTGTTTAGCATTATCGGTTTCTCCTTTTTTATCGAATTTCATTGCAATCTCCATTGCTTTTTTTTCTGGTGTCATACGTTAAAGATTAATCCGATTAATAATCTACCTATAAAATAGCTTGGTGCTAAAATCAATACTAATGTTTGTAATTTTTTCATCTTGTTTTGTTTTTATATCCAGTTCATTTGTAAAAAATAGTGATAAGCAAGAACATAGCTACTAAAATAAAAAAGACTATCTGCCTTATTAAAAGCAATGGTCATACCATCGTGCTTATCTCCTTTTGCATTTACTGTATTGATGTACATTCCTTTATCTTCAAAGATATTTTTTATATCTTCTTTTGTATACATTTCTTTTAATTCCTTAACTGTTTGTAATTTTTTCATCTTGTTTTTGTTTTTAAATATGATGCAATCTACAAATAATAAACGTTATAAAAAAACTTGTTAACAGATTTTAACATTTCTTTAACATTTTAAATAAAAAAAAGAGATACTAATTTGCATCCCTTATTCTTTCTATTTCTCGTTCTAAATAGTCTTTTGCCTTTAATAAGTCTTGTAACTCATCTTTTTTCTTTCCAGCTCTGCAAATATACTTTAGTATGTTACCTCTGCTAAAATTTAGGTTAAAATCATTTATAACATCTATTACATCATAGTCTTTACCATTGTCATAGTGTACTTGTGTGCTTCTCATTTTTCGTATATTAAAGTTAAAATTATTTGAAAGATACCAATGTATAAAACTATATCTTCTTCGTACATTTCTTCATCATCAAAAGGGTAATGTCTAACCCCAAACAGAAAGCCTTTAAAAAACCCAGCTTTAATCTCGTATCTTATTAAATTCATAGTTGTATATTTTAGTGTATAAATCCCAAATAGCTTGGAATGATTCTTGTTTATTAAATTCTTTTCCTTTCATATAGTAATTACCTTTTATTCTATTGCAATATATTTTAAACATCTTACCAGATACAACTGGATAAATAATAAACCCTTTTTTAAAACAGTATTGCTGATGCTGATAATTACAATTTTTTAAAACAATCTTATTTTTAATCTTTGGCATTTAATTCCTCATATATGTCAATTAATTCAAGTGCCTTTTCTACTCCCTTTGCCTCACAAAATCTTTTCTGGTCAAATAGTTGAATCCAGTATTCCATAATGTCTTGTCTATCTCCATTACTAAAATAGCTATCAACACAACTTTTGTAGGCTATCTTCTCTTGATTTTTACAAAGTTCCTCTTGTAACATAATCTTCTATGTTTTCTGTTTGTAAATAGTCATAGTATCTTTCTGTTGCAATATCAAGTTTTCTCTTACCACTATCAATAAAGTTTTCTGAACATTTAAAGATACCAACGTCAAGTGTACTTTTATCAACTACAACAAATTCAAAGTCAAATGCTCCAAACAATTCTAAATACAATGCAGCTTGTAAGTCATAAGAAAAGTGATGTGCTGACCTTTCAAAACTTTTTATGTCAGCAGTTGTTTTTAAATCTATGACAACACCATCTTTTAATATATCTGCTTTACCTCTAAATGCTAAATCATTATAGGTATCAATTGCTGGTATTTCAAATCTTGCACCCTCCAGTATGTTCTTTACATCAGTTACACTTCTTACCCTTTCAGATATCTTCTTTGCTTTATGATACTCTGAGTTAGTAAATACATTGTGTGAGCCAAGCTCTTGTACTGCAAGTTTATATTGCTTTGATGCTTTTGTTCCTTCTGTAAAAGTTAAGTAGTCTACCTTTTCTGGTTCAAGTACCATAAGATGTATTAGTTGACCATCTCTTAATGCTTGTACATTTGTTTGCTTTTCTGTTAGTGAACGATAATAAGCATAAGGAGAATCTAAAAGTTTCTTTGATGCTGAACTTGATAATGCATTTACACCTAAGTAACCATAGTAAAATTCATCATCCATCATCTTACTTAGAATGTCTTGCTTATCAAATACTTCGTTGTTTAATAGTTTAATTGTTTCCATTTATTTTAGTTTTATTGCTTGTTTTATATTTATTTCTGTTACTTCTTTTTTAATCCATCTTCTGTTTTTAAACTCTGATGTTGCTGGTA